ATATATATTTTCCTACGAATACTCCCAAAGAAATAAAGATGGTTGTTACCAAATGGAAACCGACACTTTTTGAGTTTAAACCCAATTTTGGATATTCAATAGGTTTTACTGCTGATGGAGGTTGTCATTGTTTTAGTTTTAGCCCTGTTCGGATTTGGAAGATTTATTTAGGAGCAGATATTGGATTTGCTTATGGGGAGAGTAAATTTTTTCCTTTTATCGGCGTATCAGCTAAATATCATCTTGCAACCTTAATTTTTAATGAGGATAGGGGAACGGGAATAAAAGTACTTACTGGTATTGGGATGGAGCTATTAAAAAATAGAGTTTATATGGCTATTGGTTTTCAATGGTAAGGATCAATTCGGGAAATAATGATGTCTGGTAAAAAAGGTCAGAAACGTCTTAAACAACTCTCAAATATACGTGAGAAAAAGTTTATAAAAAGTCTGGTAAAAACTGGAGAAATCGGACGCTCTAGCGTGTTAGCTGGTTTTAGTGATCCCACTTATGGATCTAAGTTGATTCGGAATCCACGCATCGCCTCTGAGATTGTAAAAGCTATGGAAAAAGCTGGTATAGATGATCCCTATTTAATGACGAAGTTAAAAGAAGGCTGTGAATCTGTTTATCCTGAAAAACGTGCAAGTAACGGGAACATAACTCAAAAGCGTGAACCCGATTATTTTACTCGTTCAATATATTTAGATAAAGCCCTTAAAATCAAGGGACATTATTCTCCTGAGCGACATGAAATATTGGAAAAACAAATAATTATTAACATTACACCAGAGTTAGTCCAGGGGCTATTAGACACAAATGCTATTCTACCTGAAGAGGTTCAGGAGATTAAACAGTTAGAGGGAAATAATGGCAAAGAATTGGATAGCGAAAGCAACCAAGAATAAAGGTGGATTGCATCGGTCTTTAGGTGTTCCTGAAGGTCAGAAAATTCCAGCTAAGAAATTAGCGAAGGCTAAGAAGTCTAAGAATAAGAGAACTCGAAAACAAGCAAACTTAGCTGAGACTCTTGCTGGACTTCGTAAGAAAGTCAAACACTCTGTTAAGAAACATTTTGGAGGAAAGTAAATGAAAAAGTTTTTAGGCTTTATTTGTATTTTATTCTTAATCACTTCGTTGGCAGGAGCACTTTCATTTAGAAATGAGAAATTACTGGCTTCTGATACCAGTATGGCCATTAATAAAGTTTCTGTTGATATAACAGATTTTACTAGTGCTCAATTCGGATTAGCCTATACAACGTATGCTTCTGTAACTTTATTTGTGCGGGGGGAAAACGCTCTTTGCTCTCAAGATGTTATTTTTAAATTTGCTGCTTATGATTCTATTCGTGGTCAATGGGATACTCTTCCATATTTAGAAGTTACTGTTGCAGCAAATGGGACTTCCATAGTTCAAAAATCTCTTGCATTAACGCCAGATGTTGAAAAAATTAAGTTACTTTCTGTGCAGAATCAAGAAACTACTGCTGGTTATACTGTACTTGTTAATGTAAAAATATTTGCTAAAGACCAGATGTAATTTTTTAAGTAAAAAATGATTAAGGAAAATAGACGAGCAAAATTTACAATACTCTGGTTTATAAACTTAACTATATGTTTTTATATTTGTTTATTTAAGGGAATGGATTTATCCTGGTTTATTGAGATGGCTAAATGGAGTACCTATGGGCTTGGTACACTTATTGGGAGTGTAATGATTACGGACTCTATTTTAACATATAAAGTCGGTAAACTTTAGTGGCAATTTTAGAACGATTAAATAATCCACAATGGTGGATAGATAAGGCATTGAGTGATTTATATTTTTTATGCCGTTGTGTGCTTGCTACTTTAGAAGATCCTACTCCTGGTTATAAAGATCTCTATAAACCTACCCATGAGCATATTTGTAGATTTATAGAAAAGTATTCCTTACCAGGGCATAAGGTAATTATTCTTTGTCCACGAGGTTGGGTAAAAAGTTATGTAATCACAATTGGTTGGCTTATTCAGAGACTTCTAAAAAATTTGCTTACTAATAAACGTGAACATTGGATTATTGATAATGCAACATTATCCAATTCGATGCAGTTCTTAAAGAAGATTAAATTTAATCTTCAATATAATGAACTTTTAGTCGGACTATTCCGAGACGTTCTCCCAAAAAATCCTGAGTCTGATGCTGCAAGATGGACGTTGGAAGAGCTTGAGATTAATGGAAATAGTATTGAAGTTGGGTCTGTTGAAGGAAATTTAGTTTCACGACACTATAAGGGGATGATCCATGATGATTTGGTTGATAAAGAAAATTCCAGAACTGTGGATCAGATCATTAAAGTTATTGATTGGTGGAAATTAGCCCAGTCATTATTGGAATCTGATGGACTCGAAATTATCATCGGGACTCGTTGGACATATAGTGATTTATATGGCCATTTGCTTGAGAAGTTTTTGCGAATTCCAAAAGAAATTGAGGATGCTTCCAGGAAGCAACCTATTTTTGAGTGGCATCGGGATAGGTATCATTATTTAAGGTATCTGTGCTGGCAAGATCCTGTCCATGAAACAGGATCTACTTTTCCTACTCTTTTTCCAGAGAGCCGATTAAAGCAATTAAAAGAAGAGCAGGGTGAGTATTTTCCAGGCCAGTACTTGAATGATCCTATGTCTTTTGAAGATGCTAAATTTCAGAGACAATGGTTTGTTACTTGGGAAGAACGAAACATTCCTGCAACTAGAGTAACGATCCAGTTGGTAGATCCTATGGGAAAGGATACGAAACAGTCTGATTATATGGGTCATGTGGTTATAGATGCTGGTACAGACAAGAAACTCTATGTTCGATATGCTCAGAGAGATAAAAAGACTGATGCTGATGCTGTAAAGTGGATAGTTGAAATTGCTATGATTTATCAACCAATGATGATTGGTGTTGAAGAATTTAGATATGGAACTTTTAAAGATCTTGCCGATTATATTATTCCACAAATGATTCGGCAAGGAAAGATTCCTCCACATTTGGCTGAATATTGTTTAAGGATTCCTTATCGGATGGTGGAATTAAAACATCATAACAGACCAAAAAAACTAAGGATACAAAATTTAACTGGATGGGTTCAACAGGGGAATTTTCTTTTTGCTCCACACGGGATGGATGATTTTTTTGAGGAACTGCTTCGATGGGATAAATGGGAAAGGGATGATATAGTTGATGCTGCTGCTTATGTGCTCGATATTGTAGTGTTTCCTACGGAGAAAGATCCGCCGAAAACTTTTATCCTTTCTGATGAGTTAAAAATGACTCCAGAGCAGAGAGAGAGAAAATTTTGGACGAATTTGAAAGATCATATTGAGTATCCTTTAGCCTCAAGTGAATTTGATGATTTATATTAAGGGGTTAATATGAATATTTCAATAATTGTTATTGGACTATTAACGATTTGGATAATTATTAAAGAGCTTAAATATGAACGACGAGAAGATAAATTAATAGACAGAATTATGTCTAAGAATTATCAAGAATATCGGTACTTTCAAGACCGATTTCAGAAAGATATTGCTGAAAGTGATAAAGTTCGTGCAGAAATGAGAGAACGGCGTGAGAAGGTAATGAATAAAGAAGAAGTGGCTGTTCCGCATACAGAGAAGGTTGATTTATCTGAATTTGAACTAGATTGGAAAAGTGAAGAGGATCTTCCTGAAACATAATAGGCTATAATTAATGAAATTACGTGATATTGAAAAACGCATTAGTTCTGGTGAAGAACTCTCTAATGAGGAAAAAGACTATATTCTTAAAAAAAGAGACACTTACTGGAATAATCATCCCGATGTAACAAGTAATTTTCCCCGATGGAAAAAAACATTGTTTTGGGTCGCTGGATACCAGTATGTTGATTATAATAAAACTAAAAAAGTTCTTATGCCTGTTCCACTTGAACGTAAGCGGAAGTTAGTTTTTAATCGTCTTAAACCTTATATGAGACAGGTTCTTTCTAAGATGCTTTCTACTCCTGCTCAACAGGAAGTTATTCCTAAGACTGAAGAATACTCTGATTCTGAAGCTGCCGCTGTTGGAGATTTAGTTGTTGAATCCTTATCTGATAAATTAAATTTCTATGGCATACGTAAGCAGGCTTTTTGCTGGTTAATTTTGCTTAATAGGTTTTATGTTCGTGTTTATTGGAATGAGAAAGATTCTGGAATTATAGGTTTTGAAGATAGAGAAAGGAAAGATGTGGAAACTGGTGAAGTAATACAACCTACTTATGAACCAATACCAATAGAGGGTGATGTTACTATGGAAATTGTGAGTCCATTTAATTGTCGGCATGATCCCCTTCATTCCGATCCTAAAAAATGGCGTTGGTTTATTTACTCTGAAAGAGCCGATGCAGAGGAGTTAGAAGAAGAGTATAAACTTGAAGCGGGAAGTTTAAAGAGTATCGGTGAAGGACAAGAATCAAATACTGAAGATACTTTAAACATCAATCAGACTGGTGATATTGATTTTGAAGCTCCAAGTACTTCTAAAGATGAAAGTGTGCTTGGTCGTACAGTGATATATTCTGAATTTCATACTCCTAAGGTATGCATTATTATGGCTGGTAATAAAGTTCTTGAAAGTAAACCGAATGCTTATGGACTTATTCCTATTTTTTCCTATACAGAACGATTGATTCCGCTAGATGCTTACACGAAGTCTGTTTCTTTAAATGATGCTACGATTGTAAGTTTGATTCCTATTCAGAGAGAGTATAATAGGTGGAACTCATTAACTAGCCTAGCTTTGGAAAGAGCTACTAAGATTAAAGTTCTATCGCCATTTGATGCTTTGATCAATAGAAAACAGATGTTTGATGATGGTGGGATTGCTATTATTGATTATCAAAGTCAACTTGGTCAGCCTCATCAATTAAAATTAGATCCTCTTCCTGTATTTACTATGGAGTGGAAGCAAAACCTAGAGCGAGAACTTGAAAGTGGAGGAAGTGTGCATGAGGCCAGTTTTGGTAGATTGCCAGAACGAGCTTCTCATGCTTCAGGGACACTTGTTAATTTATTAGTTGAGCAAGATGATGTTGTTATTGATCCGATGGTCAAAGATGTAGATTATGTATTTATTCAGGCTTGGAGTTATGCACTTAAACTAGTTCAAGATAATTATACTCGTCCACGTCTTTTG